AAGCTTGCTCGCTGTGCCTGTGGTAAACCTGGGAGATTATTGTATGAAGCCCATTCTGCAGATTGATAATCAAGCGCAACTCCTTGGAGTTCTAAGCCATAACCTTTCTCTGAGTTATATAGTTTTTCATCTATCATTGCTGATGCTCGACCTAACATTCTCATTGGGTCTTCTGTTTGTAATAAGAAGGATTGACCTACATTACCTGTAGAGAGCATCTGGCCTTGTGATTTTATCATTTCAGCTATACTCTGTTCTAATTCAAACGAAGCTTCAATGTTAGTAGCATCATTTTTCATTCTAGCTTCTGCAGCAGCTCTATTAGCTTCAATAGTATTTAAAGTAGTACTATCGTTATTAGCTTGTAAGGCAGCCTCATAAGCTTTTAACTGAGCTTCGAAGTCTTCTTTCTTAACTTTATCTTTTTGTTCAGCTATTCTTAGCTGGTTGTTGTACTGTTGTGTAGCTATC